GTCCGGCCATAGACGTCCATACATATATTCTAAAACGAGGTGCGCAATGCTAAAACCAGTTCCAACTAATCGGGAGCGGGACACAAGAGATCTTATGTCCCAAACTAAATTCTACGAAGGCTATTCCAGATGGGATGATGACAAAAACCGATATGAGATGTGGGACGAATCAGTATCACGTGTGATGGAAATGCATCGTGAATTCTATGCAGATAAGATGACACCAGAACTACAGCTATTGATTGATGAAGCTGAGTCATCATATAAACTCAAGTATGCATTGGGTGCACAACGTGCACTACAATTTGGTGGCGATCAGTTACTAAAACATATGATGAGAATGTACAACTGTACCTCTACCTATGCTGACCGCCCAAGGTTCTTCTCTGAGCTATTTTACGTGCTTCTATGCGGTGCTGGTGCAGGTTTCTCTGTTCAGTACCATCATGCTGACAAAATGCCAGATATCAACGATCGTAAGAAACAAGCCAAAGGTTGGGTAGTAGAAGATTCAGTAGAAGGTTGGGCAGATGCACTAGGTGCATTAATGTCTTCTTACTTTGCAACAGATCAACAATTCCCTGAGATGGCTGGTCGTAAGATTTACTTTGACCTCAACCAAGTACGTCCTAAAGGCGCAATGATCAATGGTGGATTCAAAGCACCAGGTCCAGAACCATTGCGTCGAGCATTAGATAAGATTGAACATTTGATTCAGTCTCGTGTACTTAAAGGTGAGAAGCGTCTACGTCCAATTGATATCTACGATATTGCTATGCACGCATCTGATGCTGTACTAGCTGGTGGTGTTCGTCGTTCTGCAACAATTTGTTTGTTCTCACCAGATGATCAAGATATGTTGACAGCCAAGACAGGTAATTGGTTTGTTGATAATCCACAACGCGGCCGTTCTAATAACTCGGCTGTGATTGTTCGTGATGAAATCAAACGTGATGACTTCAAAGAGATTATGACCTCTATCAAAGAGTTTGGAGAGCCTGGTTTCTTCTTTGTTGATGACAAAGACATCACAACTAACCCTTGTGTTGAAATTGGTATGTTCCCACAGATCGACGGAGAGTCAGGATGGCAGGGATGCAACCTTACAGAAATCAATGGTTCTAAATGTACATCAAAAGAAGAGTTCTTTAAGGCGTGTCGAGCGGGTGCTATTATGGGTACCTTGCAGGCTGGCTATACGGACTTTAAATATCTAACAGAAACATCAAGAAAGATCTTTGAGCGCGAAGCATTGTTAGGCGTGTCTGTGACAGGTTGGATGAACAACCCAGACGTATTGCTGGATGCTGATGTTCAGAGAGAAGGAGCTGAAATTGTTAAACAAGTTAATAAAACCGTTGCGGGGCTTATCGGAATTAATGCGGCGGCTAGAACAACGTGTGTTAAGCCTTCTGGAAATGCTTCCGTACTTCTCCAGACGGCGTCTGGTATACATGGTGAGCATTCTCCTCGTTATCTACGTCATATACAGTTAAACAAAGATACAGAGGTAGCACAGCTGATTGCAAAGACCAACCCATATATGGTTGAAGAGTCTGTGTGGTCAGCTAATGGTACAGACTATTGTATTGGCTTCCCTGTCATCTCACCTGAGAATTCATTGTATCGTGAAGACCTTTATGCAACAGACTTGTTGGAGAAGGTATCATTGGTACAGAACAATTGGGTAGAAGCAGGAACCAATCATGAGTTGTGTGCTAATCCAAAGACACGTCATAACGTATCTAATACTGTAACTGTAATGCCACATCAGTGGACACAGGTAGAAGACTATGTGTATGACAACCGTCATAGCTTTGCTGGGATTAGTTTCCTAGCTGGATCGGGCGATAAAGACTTTGCCCAAGCTCCAATGACTGAAGTTCTTACTGAACAACAAATTGTAGCCAAGTATGGTAAAGCAGCATTGTTTGCATCTGGATTGATTGTAGACACTCGTAAGCAAGGCTTCCGTGACTTATGGGAAGCAACTATGGTAGCTCAAACTCCACCAGAGTATCAAGGTGAAGTATCTGACCTGCGTGCTGAGTGGATCCGTCGATTCAATAAGTTTGCAGATAACTACTTTATGAATGATCTCAAAGAAGCGGAGTATTGCCTCAAGGATGTATTCTTACTTCACAAGTGGACAAAGATTCAACAAAACATTAATGCGATTGACTTTGTTGATGAGTTGGATGAGAAACGATTCACAGAGATTGATACAATGGGTGCAGTAGCATGTCAAGGCGGTGCTTGTGAAATTACTTTTTAAAAGTTCACATCGACTATATACTACGAATCATGAAAATTGTGTATATAGGAGATAAAAGCACATGGAAGAAGAATATTGGACAGAATGTGTCGCTTGTGATACAGAAACACAAGTGATTGTTTTTGAGAGTGATGAGCTTCCACAGAACTGTCCAATGTGCGGATATCCAACCAGCTTTACAGTTGTTGAAGATGACGACTAAATAGGCCTCGAAAGGGGCCTACTTTACTATGTGGTATTACAACGATCAAGCGTTTGAAGAAACACCTGAAGAGTATCAAGGATTTGTCTATATGATAACTGAGATCGATACTAACAAGAAATATATTGGCAAGAAGTTCTTTTGGAAGCCAAAGATCCTACCCAAAACAAAAACACGTAAGAGACGCGTTAAAACGCGCATAGAAAGCGATTG